AGTGAGATTAGCTAGCAAGTATAAATTATTACAGGGCCTTAGACACATATTCTCTAAAGGAATGAGCTTAACTCTAGTCTTTATCCTGTCTTTGACTGTTGGGTATAAGTTGGTATATATATAATACTCAATGTGTGTGTGGTGTGTAGTGTAATAGGGCAAAAGTAACTACACTAATGCCCTTACACAATAACTAAAGAACCCAAAGATTCTGTTCAACTTCCATTGCAGCTGATTCAAGAGACTTAAACATAGTGTTAAGCTCTTTCTTAGCTGACTGCCATTTATTAACTGCACACTTCTTTATTACTTGCTTCACTTGCATACTAGCTGCTGCTACTAGTCTAGCTTTATTACGAGTAGCACATATAGCTTCAATTACTTCATTCTGTAGATCAGGTATGACATCCTTAACATCCTGCTCTGTCTTTAGTTCATCTAAGTAAACTACGATCATGTTTGTATCTCCTAAGGTTATTGTTGATTGTTATATTAATACTAAGATTCAATTGAAAATTATCAAATGAAAAATAACGTAAAACGATAGTGTAAAAACCCTTTTTAGGGGTACACCTGTGTATATAAGACCACACACTAAAATGCTATAATTTTTGAAAGTTAGGTATAAGTGTTGTATATTACCACTGTGAAGACAAGGCTCAATATATTAATTTTATTATGGGTTCTCGATAAGGTAGTCATGATATTCATACTATTACTTCTCAAATAAAATGAAATAGTTTGTCTGGTTTTTTCCACTATTGTATATTAAGATACCGGTAGCATAAAGCTATCACCCAGATAGTACCCCTGAAATGGTTCTGCTAAATGGGTCAGACGTTGGGTTGGCACCTCATATAGAGGTTAAGCATTCCCCGATAACCGGTGAAAATTGCTTAAATATAAACTGAGAGTATGGGAGATAATAACTGGCTTTTAGTGAAATTTTAAGTTAAAGATCCAAAAAAATAGGGTTCTCCCTCTCAGGGATAGCTCTATCTAATAGTGGAGATAAGTATGAAGAAACAATATAAGTTATCAATTGAGTACGATGATGATACTATAGATGAAGTTGATAGTCTTTCTGAAATATTGGACGAAATAGGCGAAGAAGGTATTCTACTTGATATGGGAGATACAACAATATTGTTACCACCAGAAGTAGCTAAGTATATAGATGCTGATGGAATACTAGGGATAGCCTAATCTACCGAAGCCCCTGACGGGCTCCGGAGTCATCAAATAAATGAGACATTATAAAATAAACTCTATACAGTATACAGTATTTGAATCAAAGGATGAATTGCCAGCTAATGTCACTCCAGTAAAGGATTGGCGTAAAGGTAAGCTTTTTGACTGGGTATTAGCCGATGATGGCTGTTATATTCAGATACTGCGACAAGGAACAATGGTTAAACCTAAGGGTAAGGTGCGTAAAGTTACGTATATAGGTACTTGTACGGGTACATTCATTGTTTCTCCTAAGACAAAGATGGATACTTCCAAGCATGTTAATATATATTCCTTAGGAGGTGATATTGAAAGAAATCAGAGATTGGATGATAGGGAGAGCCTATCTACTCGTGAAGAGTTGTTTGTTAGTCATTTGGCAGCCGGTATGGATCCACGTCAAGCATATCTTAAAGTTTTTCCTACCAATAACCCACATTATGCCGGTATACGTGCCGGTCAACTTATCAAAACAGCAAGAGTAAGGAGCAAGATGAAAGAAGAGTTAAAGCCCTATATGGAAGCATTAGGTTTGGATGAAAATTACGTACTTAGTAATATAAAGGAGGTAATCGACTCTTGCGACAAGGAAGATACTAAATTGAAAGCCTTGTTTAAGTTAGCAGATATATTAGATATGGAAGATAAAAATAAAACTCAAGTAACAACAATGACTGGAGCATTGTTTCAAGGATTTACTCCAGAGAAACTAGAAGAGGTAGAAAGACCAAAGGAGATAAGCGATGGCACTACTTGATTTTCTAGCTAAACCACTAGTACCTGAAGAAGAAGATCCTCGATTTTCAGAATGGTATTTGGATATAGCTGAAAGATCTGATTTAAGTACAGATCCGGATGATCCAAGACATTATTATGATTATAGGGCTGCATATGAAGCAGGAGTAGATCTTGATGAAATAAAGCACCTACCATCTGAATTTAAGCACGATCTACACCCTAATAGGTATGTTATAGGTAAAGATTTAGAAATATATGATAGTAAGTATGGAACAAAGGCCAAATTAGAAGATATGATTATTCAAGCTTTTCAGCGTAAAGAATATGAGGAAGAGATATTCTAATGCGGTCTATCCTTGTAGATATTTTAACATATG